CATCGTAAAGTAATACACTTTATGAGAAGTAAATTAAACGAAGTTAATCTTTTGAATGCAAAACTATTGTTTTCTAATAAATTATTTAGAGCATTTGGATTGAACAATAACCAGAAATTAAAAGTTGTTGAAACTTTTGACAGAACTACAAACTTAAGAGAAGTTAAATTGGTTTACGCTACATTAGCAGAGTCTTTTAAAGGCACAAAATCAAAATTAAGTGAGTCAGTTAAAAAAGGTTCAAGTTCAAAACCAGTTCGTTCTACAAAACCAGCGAAAGCGGTATTGTCAGAAGGACAAGAGTTAAAAGCAAGATTCAAGAAATTAGCTAATATCTTATAAGGAGATTAACAGTGAGTAAATTAAATTCAATAGAAAAGTTGATGGACGGATACAATCCACAAAGACAACTTTTAGAACAAACTCGTCAGTTAGTCACTAAATGGGAACCAACAGGTCTTTTAGAAGGCTTAGAAGATGAAACAAAAAGACACGGAATGGCAGTCCTACTTGAAAACCAAGCAGGTCAGTTAATCCAAGAAGCATCAGTAACAGGTGGCCAAAACGCAGAAGAATGGTCCGGTGTAGCATTACCATTAGTTCGTAGAATTTTTGGTGAAATCGCAGCACAGGATTTCGTAAGTGTTCAGCCAATGAACTTACCTTCAGGTCTTATCTTCTATCTTGACTTCAAATATGGAACAGACCAAACAGCGGCCCATACTGAAAATGCTGATGTATATGGTAATACATCAGGTTCAGGTGACGCAAGTGGCGGTTTATACGGAGCAGGTAAATTTGGATACTCAATTAACGACCAATCAAAAACCGGTTTAACAATCGGTGGAACAGCTAACGCTTCAAACTTTAGCACAGGTTCAGTAGATTGGGAAGACGTTGATTATGAACCAGACCTATCAGCTTCACAAGCAATTGCAGATAATGCAGACAATGCACTTATTAAAGTTGTTGTAGCGGACGCAGCTATATCAGGATTAGACAAAGATGGTGTGAGAGCATTCACAATATCAGGTTCTGGTTTTGATGAGTTCTTCCCTGCATACACAAAACACAGCGCAACAGATTCTACAACTACATTTATTGTAAGAAAATCTGGCGTTGGTTCATTAATAAATGCGGATGTAAAATTCCACAAACAACCAACAACTGACTATACAAGAACTGACTTCGAAGCAACAACAACAAACATTGATGCTAACCCAGAAGGAGACATTGATATACCAGAACTAGATATCGCATTAAAGAGTATTCCAATCATTGCGAAAACTCGTAAGTTAAAAGCAGTCTGGACACCAGAACTTGCACAAGACTTAAATGCATATCACTCAGTTGACGCAGAAGCAGAATTAACATCATTACTTTCTGAGTACATTTCTATGGAAATTGACTTAGAAATTCTTGATATGTTGATTGCAAACGCTTCAGCAAAAACAGAATACTATTCAGCGAAAGTAGGATTTGAACACGATGCGGCAAATAACACATTTACGCAGATTTCAGGTGAGTCAAATGCTTACACCAAAGGTACTTGGTTCCAAACACTTGGAAACAAAATACAATCAGTATCTAACGCAATCCACCAGAAAACTCTAAGAGGAGGTGCAAACTTCTTAGTTGTTTCACCAGAAACAGCAACAATCATAGAGTCAATTCCTGGATACGCAGCAGACACAACAGGTGAAGCTACAAACCAGCAATTCGCAATGGGTGTTCAAAAAGTAGGTGCTTTAAATAACAGATACACAGTGTACAAAAACCCTTACATGCTAGAGAATCAAATCCTAGTAGGTTTCAGAGGACAAAACTTCCTTGAAACAGGAGCGGTTTATGCACCATATGTTCCGTTAATTATGACACCACTTGTTTACGACCCTAAAAACTTTACACCACGTAAAGGGGTAATGACAAGATACGCTAAGAAAATGGTTAGACCAGAATTCTATGGTAAAGTCATAGTAGCAGATGTTGACCGTATTTAATATCGTTTGATATAAAATAAGGAATTAACAAGTGAATAAGGAAAAACCCCCATTAATTTGGGGGTTTTTTCGTTTTATTATATTTATTATTGTATATACAAATAGACTATTAATAGGAGAATTTTAATGGCTCAAGAACCAATATGGCCAGGGTCCGGTTCCGCAGTAAGTGAATCCACACCTTTTGGGTTATATGACAACGATTCTGAATTTCAAACAGAAGCCCCACAAGTAGCAAGTTGGTGTGCAAAAAGACTTGGATATCCAATTATGGATGTTGAACTTCAAGATAATCAATTTTATGCTTGTCTTGAAGAATCTATATCTGAATATGGTGCACAAGTAAATCAATTTAATATTCGTGATAATTTATTACATTTAAAAGGACAATCAACAAGTTCAAACTTCACTCATAAACGAGTTAAACCAACATTATCAGAAAATGTTTTCATTTCTGAGGAATATGGACAAGAAGCACAAGTTGGTGGTTCATTAGAGGTAAAAAGAACAGCAGTTTCAGTAAATTCAGGTAGTCAAGTCTACGACCTAAATGCTTTGGTTAGTGAAGTAAGTGAATCAGGTAAATCTATTGAAGTTAAAAGAGTTCACTATGAAGCAAGACCAGCGGTCACAAGATACTTTGACCCTTACGCATCAACAGGATTTGGAACTTACAATATGTTGGACGGATTTGGATTTGGAAGTTATTCACCAGCGATTACTTTCGTATTACAACCAATCTATGCAGATTTACTAAGAGTTCAAGCTATTGAGTTCAATGACCAAATAAGAAAATCAGCATATTCTTTTGATATTAAAAATAATCAAATGAGAATATTCCCAATCCCAACAACTTCAGGTTCAGTTTGGATAGATTATATTTTAACAGAGGACAGAGATAATCCATTAAGAACAAGATATAGTGGTTCTAATGATGTGGTATCTGATTACTCAAATGCACAATATGATTTTATGACTTATTCAAATATCAATGATGTTGGTAAACAATGGATAAGAAAATACACATTAGCACTATCAAAAGAGTTATTAGGTATTGTTCGTTCCAAATATGGTAATATTCCTATTCCAAATGCAGAGGTTTCACTTGACGGAGACGCATTAAGAGCCGAAGCAACTGCAGAAAAAGAACAATTAATAGAACAATTGAGAGAAAATTTAGAACAAACCAGTCGTAAGGCACTTATGGAAGCTCAAAAAGATGAAAGTGAATTCCAACAAGAAACTCTAAGAAAAGTTCCTTACCCAATCTATATAGGATAAATAAATGCCACAGAGATTTTATGGAAACAAAGATTTGGCAACCTTTGAAAAGTTCAATAGAGAACTTGTAGGTGAACCAAATATTGACGATTGCGGGATTATAGACCAGTTTGTAATTCTTTACAGAACTTCAGTATATGATACAGAAACCAATATGTATGGAGAAGCATCAGAAGGTAAAGTTTATAAACAAGGTGTCAAACTTCCTTGTATTGTTGATGCGGAAGATTTTAATTTTGAATATACTGACTTTGGACCAGACAATTCACAATCGGTAAAATTTGCATTTCAAAGAGCATACTTAGTTGAAGTAGATTTAAAGCCGGACATTGGTGATATATTGAAATGGAACGAGGGTTATTTTGAAATCAAAGACTACAATGAAAATCAGTTAATTGGTGGAGACCCAACAAAATCACACTCAATCGTAGTGTCAGCAAATCTAACAAGAATGCCAACCACAAACTTAGAAGAGTATAGAGGATATTAATGGCAAGAAGAAAACCAATACCAAGAAGTCAAAGAAAAGAATTCAATCGTGGGACTAAACTTAGTCGTAATTCCGTAGGAGCAAAAGATGATGTAAAAAATGTATCAGTTGGTATTATGGATATGGATTCTGCCATTATGTATTACTTCAATGAAGTAATTAAACCTGAGGTAGAAGTCAACAAAGAAAAAGTTAAAGTTCCTTGTATTTATGCATCACCTGAAAGGTGGGTAACAATTTCTAAACAAGGTTATCTAAGAGATAAAAAAAGACAAATTATTGTTCCATTGATTGTATTTAAACGAACAGGTATGAGTCGTGATGATAATATGCCGGTTGATAAGTTAGATGCAAACGAACCAAATTTATTTTATTCTTTTGAAAAAAAATTCACACAACACAATCGTTATGACAAATTTTCAGTTCAACAAAACTTATCACCTGGTAGAGAATACTACAATGTAGCTATGCCTGACTATGTGCAGTTGTCATATGAATTTACCATATGGACTTCATACATAGAACAAATGAATCGTATCGTAGAAAAAATTAATTATTCGGACGGAGCATATTGGGGTGAACCAGGTAAAATGAGATTTAGAACTCGTATTGAAAGTTTTTCAGACGCAAGTTCAATAGACGGAGAAAGATTAATAAAAACAACATTTAGTATGACACTAAATGGATATATTGTTCCAGAACATTATAATAATGTTTCAACCACTCAAAAGTATTTGACACCTAAAAAAATCATTATAAGAGAAGATGCAGACCAAACAATAGTAGATGATAGAGGAAGAGTTTCATTAGGTTCAAATGCAGCAGTTGAGGGTGGAGAGTCTACTAAGGATATATTTTCAATATCAGTATCAAACAAATTAACACTTACA